TCACTACTATAAATCATTGGGGGATTTTATTCCCCCATTGACAAAACATCTAAATACTCACATGAATTATCTTTTACTATCAGCAGGCGGATGACACCCTCCCTTCTTTCATCACCCGAAGCACTGTCTACAAAGTCGATCAACGAAAGTATCAGTCCTGGGCCACGCAGAATCCTGCGGAGAATCTCAAGATCGGATCTGCGTTGTCGGTGGAATTAGGCAAACCTTCGATTAAATCCATAGATATTAAGGAGGAAAAGTGATGTCGCTACTTGCACAAGTCACGACACAAAACGTGGCCACTGGGCCACAAGGTTATCCCCCTATGAGGCTCAACATCCAAGGCACTGACGGCATCGGTAAGTCTACCTTTGCTAGTAAGGCTGACGATGTGATCTTCTTGCAGGCGGAAGATGGGCTAGGCTTTTTAGAAGCCGCTCGTTTTCCCAAGGCTGATACTTGGCAGGATCTTCTTGATCAGACCCGGTCTTTGGCCAACGAAGATCATCCATACAAGACCCTTTGTCTTGACACCACGGATGCCGCCTCTCTCCTTGCAGAGCAACATGTCTGTGAGAAGAACAACTGGGACTCTATCGAGACACCCGGTTATGGAAAGGGATACACCGCAGTGCGAGAACTCTGGGTGCATCTACTCAATGGCTTTCAGGTCTGTCATAAGGCAAAGAATATGAACATCATTCTCTTGTCTCATGTGGCCGTGAAGCCGTTCAATGATGCGATCCATGAGCCGTATGACCGATGGGAGATGCGATGCCACAAGAGCGTCAACTCACTCATCAAAGACTGGGTAGACTTCAATCTCTTTGCAAACTTTGAAGTGAACATACAGAAAGACGGTAGCAAGAATCGTGGCGTGAGCTACGGCAACCGGGCTTTGTACACCAAGTTCGCTGCAGGGTATGACGCAAAGAGCAGAGTTGATCTGCCTCAAAAAATTGATTTCGAGTGGAGCTCATTCATTCAAGCTTATCTTGCTGCGATGGCTCCTCAACAACCACAACCCAAACCTAAAGCAAAGGGAGCTAAATAATTATGGGTATACTTGACCAAGGCGTAGACTGGAGTGGCGTAGATGAATCATCACAAGGTGATTTCTCTCCTGTTCCTGAAGGACAGTACACCATTGAGGGCGTTTCTTTCAAAGAGACTACTTACAATTCAGGGAACCAAGGTGTTGACATTCAGTTCAAGATCAACGGTCCCACCCATGAGAATCGTAGGGTCTTTGAGACGTTTGTTTTAACTGGCAACAATCCTAACGTGGCCATTGGAAGACTCAAGTCTTTCATGCGAGGCACAGGGATTGATGTGGACAACATCCCACTCAATGCACAGTCACTGAGTCAGGCGATGAACCGTCCGACACAGGCAAACATAGGTATTGAAGCTGGCACTGGCGGCTATCCAGACAAGAACAAGGTGAAGTCGTTCCTGACTCCACAAGTTCAGGCTCCGGTACAGCCTCAACCCCAGGCACCGATGCAACCTGCACCACAAATGCAGGCTCCGGTTCAGCCACAGGTTCAGGTGCAGCCTCAACAACCACAGGTTCAACCTCAACAACCAGTTGGTAATCAGCCAACTAATTGGCAATAATCTAGTGGGGGGGATCACCTTCAGGCGAGTGGCCGCGTCTGTGAGCGGTGTACGCTCCCCCTCTAGTTTTTCATGGATAGCGTATATCGCATCGGCCACACTCGATTGGAGAAAATAGAAATGAGTGAACTAACTCAAGCACAAATAAAAATTACACCTTTTAAAATTAGTAGGTTTCAAATAGCCATCAAAGGATTGAGCCCACTGGTCATGCATGCGTGGTCAGAGAAGGCAAAGCGCATGGTAAGAATGACTCCGACAGAACGGAAGAAGTTACCAAAAGAAGAGCGGACACCGGAAGAGACAGCACACGAGTGCGCCTACCGATGTGATGATGAAAGCTTTGGCCTTCCCATCGATGCCTTCAAGAAAGCTGTGACATCAGCAGCACACACCGATGATGGCGTGGCAAAGACTGTAATCAGGAAGGCTTTGTTTGTTCTTCCGCATGACAAGTCTGGCAACGTACCTCTTGTTTATGACTCAGAACCAATTGTCACTGAAGACAAGGTGACGGTAGGTCGAGGGGCAACTGATCTTCGGTATCGACTTTACTTCCATGACTGGTCAGCAGTCTTCACCATAGACATTGACACCACTCAATTGAATGTTCAGGACGTTGTGACGCTTGTTCAGAGAGCAGGATACGGTGTTGGCATTGGTGACTGGAGGCCACAAAGGGACGGAGACAAAGGTCGTTTTGAAGTTGATACCACTCAAGGCATCAAACAACTTGACATGATCACTAACGAGATTGTTGGAGAGGTGGTGTGATGGAGAAAGCAAGTTGGAGAAAGGGTGCTAGGTTTACAAAGATAGATCCTGATCTAGCCTATGCTGAGATGGAATCCATCAGAGAAGAAGAGGGTCAGCTAACCGCTGACCTGCTTCTTGAAAAAGCGAGGGATGGTTCTAACGTTCTTCACTCTGCATTTGAATGGAACGACTCAAAAGCAGGGCATATGTACCGCAAGCAACAAGCGATGCAGATGATCAAGTCTATTGAGATTGTCGTAGAGGAGCTACCTCAAGAAGAAAAAACCATCAAGTATTGGCACATCGTCAAGGAAGAAGAAGAGCCTTCTGTTAAAACTTATGTTTCAAAAGAAGAGGCTCTGGCAGATCCAGAGTCGAGAGCCAAGATGGTTCTTAGTGCATACAAAGAACTTAGAAACTTTAGGAAGAAGTACAAAGAACTGCATGAGTTAAATGCATTTCACGATCTTATTGATTCTTTAGTTCCAGATTAACCTGGCAGGCAAGGCATGTCGGAGCGCGGTAGTGCGCGGTAGGGTGCGGTTCGGATAGGCAGGGCAGTAGGGGCAAGGCACGGAGCGGTATGGTCGGGAGTGGTATGGCGAGGTTTGGTTAGGCAGGCATGGCAAGGACGGTGCGGTGCGGTGTGTTTGGGCGAGGTATGGCAGGCATGTCGGGGAGTGGCGCGGTTAGTTGGGGTGAGGTCTGTTACGGTGAGGTAGGGTTTGTTTGGGCAAGGCATGGCAGGCGCGGCGAGTCGTGGATAGTTCTGGTACGTTGCGGTGAGGTGAGGTATGGCAGGCTAGGCTAGGAGAGGTCGGGTGAGGTTAGGTGAGGTTAGGCATGGTTAATTTATTTGAAAAATACAGGAGGTTTATATGTCAGACGTTGTAGAGATGACACCGGAAGAAGAAAAGTTTGTTGAGGACTTCACTGACAAGCTTCATGAGTTTCTTTGTAACTCAGAAAACGAAGAGCTTGGGTTTCATTACGGAGCCCTAATACAAGAGGTTCTTGGGTTTGCTACATACTATGCATACCTGAACGTGGATAACCCGGACAAGGTTACCTTTACGCTTGGTAAGCTCAGACAACTAGCTATCAAAGAAAGAAAAAAAGTAAATGAGGAGGTAGAGATACATTAAATGGAACTAAGAAACTACCAGAAAAAAGCCATGAACAAGGCTCTCTGTTGGTTTGAAAAAGAAACAAGCTATCCCCTGATCGTATTACCGACAGGGGCAGGGAAGACAGTAGTCTTTGTATCCATGATACAGGAACTTTATCTTCAAGATCCTAGCAAACGATTTCTTATTCTGGCCCACCGACAAGAGCTCATCACTCAAGCGAAAGACAAACTCTTATCTGTGTGGCCAAATGCGCCAGTGGGCATACTCGCTGCCAGTCTCAAGGAGTTTGACAGCACAGCGCCCATTGTCATCGCAAGTCGGGATACCTTGGCTTCTAAGACAAGGCTAGAGAAGAGTCTGCCTTTTGATTACATTATCATTGATGAAGCACACCATGTCGGGACAGAGAAACGATCCCGATACCGAAAGATCATTGATCACTTTGAAGAGATTGGTTGTCCCAAGATCATGGGCGTGACGGCTACGCCATATCGTATGGGGCAGGGATACATCTATGGCATGGGTGACCATGTCTTTGGTGGCGTGGCACATCGAGCCCCTATCACTCAGCTTATCAAAGAAGGATTCTTATGCAGACTATCTGCTTTCAAGGTGGCGGAAGATGCCATCATTGATGCATCCAAAGCAAGACTCAAGTTTAAGAACGGTGACTATCGTGAGTCTGATTTGGAGCAGTTAGCCATGGTTGATCAGACCATACTTGCAATCGTCAATGACTGGATCGACAAGGCGTACACCAAGGGTAGAACCAGCACTGTCTTCTTCTGTGTCTCTGTTGAACACGCTCACAAGATGAACCGTTATCTTCTTGATCACGGCATCAAGTCTGCTTGTGTGACCGGAGAGACACCCACGGATGAGAGAGAAGAGATCCTTGAATCATTTGAGGACGGTAAGATTAATGCGCTGTGCAACGTGGCTGTATTAACTGAAGGCTGGGATGCCCCCAGGACAGACTGCATTGCATTGCTCAGACCCACCAAGTCGCTTGGTCTATACGTTCAGATATGTGGGCGTGGCATGAGGCCATGGGGCGAAGAGAAAGAGAACTGCATGCTCTTAGACTACGGTGGGAACATGCTTCGCCATGGGTGCATAGACGTTGCGAGGCCAGAGCGTAACAAGCGTGATGAAGAGCTTGGCAATGAGAAGCCTAAGATCTGGATCTGTGATGAGTGCTTGGCAGTCAATGACATGGACTACAAGAAGTGCATAGAGTGTGATGCGAGTAAACCTGCACCACCTCCTCCGCTTCAGATTGTAGAGTCGGTCAAAGAAACTGAGGCATCAGAGACTACCATCGCTGCACAAGGTAGCGTGTTGTCTGATGAGATGGCAGGGGAAGCACCAGTCAGAGAGAGATCAGAACCTGTCGAGTGGGTTCGGGCTGAGAAAGCAGTGTCTAAGAACGGTAATAATTATTTGAAGATTATGTTCAAGAGCAAAGAAAACTATTGGCCGTACAGCACCGCGCTTATGCTCAACATGCGAGGCAAGCCTGCTGAGATAGCTAGAAAGAAATGGCGGATTATGTCGAAGAATCAACCGTATCCCAATGACATAGATGTTGCAGTTAACGCAGTGAATGTATATGGATTATTTAAGGAGATCAAACGTGTCAATGTTAGAAAAGAAGGAAAGTATTGGAATGTCATCGGAGTCGGTTTTTGATGAGATAGATCAACAGATCTCTGATCAGAATGATCCTTATCGCACACACCTTGGGTTCAGTGTGATTGGTGATGACGATGAGAGAAAGGGATGGATGTCTTATCACTGGTCACTTCCCTCATCATTTGAAGGCAGAATGCTGCGACTCTTCGATCTGGGCAATCGGATTGAGGACCAAGTGGTGGACAACATTGCCAACACCACTGTCATGCAGGTGTCTGCACTGGACAATCAGGGCAACCAATACCGGGGATCTATCTTAGGTGGTCATGTAGGTGGGTCATGCGATGGATTCCTTCGCAATGTCCCTGGCTATGATGAGAACAAAGTATTCTTGCTTGAGGTCAAGTCTGCTAACGATAAACGATTCAAAGAACTCAAGAAGATACAAGACTACCAAGGATGGTCTAAGACTTACCAGTGGCAGATACACTGCTACATGGGGCTCTTCAATGTCGATAAGACCATGGTGATCGTGGTCAACAAGAACGACAACAATGTGTATACGGAGATCATAGATTTCAATCCCAGTATCTGGGAGCAAGCGCAGAAGAGAGCAGAACGATTGGTGTTCAGCAACAAGATCCCTGACGGCATGAGCGAGAACGACTGGCGGTTGAAGAATGCCCCTGCTGTATACCGGGATGTGTACCTGGGCAAGCGTTTGCCACCGTCTGTTAACTGCCGCAACTGCAAGGAATGTAAGCCTCTCTCAGACGGTTCTGAGGGCGATTGGTGGTGCAATAGGTCTGGTAAGGCACTCACACCACAGGAGCAGAGAAACGGCTGTAGGGATCATCTGTGGAGGCCTGAGATGGTCAATGCAGATCATCTGCCAGACAAGAGCGAAAAGGACATGGTCTGTTATCAGGTCGGGATCTTTGAGTTCTACAACGTGACGGCAGACAAGCTGGGTGAGATGAAGTTCAGCAGCCCTGAGATGCGTGAGCTATCTAAAACAAACTATGACTTTGAAAGAATGAAGGAGATGTTTGAATACCGCACACAGTTTGATGGAGAGATCAGCCGTGTGCATGTAATGGATGAGGATAAAACTCCGTTCTAGGCGGCTCTCTTGGGTCCACGATAATTTGAATGACCAGCCCTGGATACAGGGCTTCGACCAGTTTCTTCTTTAACGTAAACACCTGGGTGATCACACCCTTGGTGTCTTCTACGATGACATCTTCTCCGCATCGATACCGGAAGTCCGCAAAGTATTTGCAGATCTTCTTCCCCTCCACAACACACTCATAGGGAACCTGCACTTCCAAGTCGGATATCTCCCCACGGTCCTGCATGTTCTTGAGGATTTTGTATCGAGCTCCTTCGAGTTTGGAGTCGAATGTGATGCCGTCATACTTAACTTTCTTTGCGTAGTATTTGCTTTTGTTCTTTCGTTTTGGAATCAATTAATC